TTATCCTTGCTGCAACCGGTGCAGGCGCGAGTAATGGCCAGCCTGCAGGGCAAGCAATTCGCTATGGGTACCCTGCTCTACGATCTGTCCCCGGTCCATTACCACAATCCGATGGGCGTCACGCACTGCGGAAAGTCGGTGGGCAATGATGATGACCGTACGCCCTTTGCAAATCAGCTTCATGTTCTGCTGAATGATGCGCTCGGACTCATAATCGAGTGCGCTGGTGGCTTCGTCGAAAATCAGAATGCGAGGGTTGCCGATCAGGGCGCGCGCTATCGCAATGCGCTGTCGCTGACCACCGGACAATGAAGAGCCATGTTCTCCCACCAGCGTGTCGTAGCCCTCCGGCAATTCCAGGATGAACTCATGAGCCCCCGCCATTTTTGCCGCTTCGATGACTCCCGCGAGCGGGGCCCCGGGATCGGTCAAGGCAATGTTTTCCCGGATACTGCGGTTGAACAGCATATTGTCCTGGAGCACCACGCCAATCTGCCGACGAAGTGACGATACATCCGCCAGTGCCAGGTCCATACCGTCCACCAATACCCGGCCCCGCTCCGGAACGTAAAGGCGCTGCAACAGGCGCGTGAGGGTGCTTTTCCCGGAACCGGAGCGCCCGACCACACCTAATATTTCCCCGGCCTCGATTACCAGGCTTATACCGCGCAACACCTCGGGACCATCGGGCCGATATCTGAATAGCACTTGATCGAACTCGATCTGCCCCTTTAGCGGAGGCAAGGCACTGCGGGTAGCTTGGGAAAGCTCGGTACGACTATTGAGAATATCCCCCAGCCGCTGTACCGAAACTCCCGTCTGTTGAAAGTTGGTCCACAGCTGTGCGAGCCGAATAATCGGTTGCGAGACCCGCCCAGCCAACATATTGAAAGCAATCAACTGCCCAACCGTCAGTTGACCGTCTATTACCAAGCGTGCCCCAAGCCAGAGTGTGGCAACCGTCACCAGTTTGCCAATCAGGGAAACGCTTTCATTGGCAATGTTCGACAAGGTCTGCGTCTTGAAGCCGGCCGATACATAGGCAGCCAGCTGGTTGTCCCATTTGCGGGTGATCTGTGGTTCCACGGACATCGACTTGAGCGTGTCTATGCCGTTGATGGTTTCCACCAGAAATGCCTGGTTTTCGGCTCCACGGGAAAAGCTCTCGCTCAAGCGGGCTCGCAACAAGGGCGTGACCACTATTGAAACCAATACATAGAGCGGCAGTGACAGCACTACCACAAGGGTCAGCCAGCCGCTGTAAAAAAACATCACGGCGATGAACACCACCGAGAAAAGGATATCCAGCAATAGGGTGATGGCATTACCGGTAAGAAAACTTCGAATATTTTCCAGTTCACGCACCCGAGCGACCGAGTCCCCTACCCGGCGAGCCTGAAAATATGACAACGGCAAGGTCACCAGATGACGAAAGAGCCGGGCTCCCAACTCGACATCGATACGGCTGGCCGTATGGGCAAAGACATAGGTACGCAAGCCACTCAATGCGGTCTCGAACAACATGATCCCGAGCAAACCGATTGCGATCACATCCAGTGTCGTCAACCCGTGATGCACCAGGACCTTATCCATAACCACCTGAAAAAACAGCGGTGTCAGCAATGAAAAAATCTGCAAGACAAAAGACACCAGCAACACTTCACCCAGCAATTTCCGATATTTGACGATGGCCGGGATAAACCAGGTGAAATCAAAGCGCGTCAACTCGCTGGCTTGGGAGGCCTGGGAGCGCACAAGAATCAACTCACCCTGCCATCTTGCGGACAGTTCATCGGTGCCGAGGACCTGCGCCCGACAGACCCGAGGGTCATGAATCAGCACTTTGTCCTGATCAAATCGAGCGATGATAAAAAACTGCCCGTCCGTGGCACGGGCAATCGCTGGTAACGGTGTAAGCGCAAGGCGCTTGAGGGAAACACTCGTCGCTTTGGCCTTGAGCTCAAGTTGACGAGCCGCCAGAAGAAGTTCGGCCTTGCCGAACTTCTGGCCAGAGCCGACATACTCGTGGCTCAACTGTTCGGCACTAACAGCGATGTTGTGAAAGCGAGCAAGCATCACCAGGCAGGCAAGACCGGTGTCCAGAGGGGAAGATGATTCGGCGCCCGAGGCGTCCTGTCTATCCATCGCAGCTTCCTTGCCTGATTATTCTTTTTAAAACCTTGGGCGGAATGATCGCTGCAGTTGAGGTGAGCACAGGCGGACTGAGCAGACGTGAGAATAGTTGCACAATGCCATAGCGCAAGTCGCCCGATTGTTTTCTGCACTAATTTTCTCTACATGGCTCAGTGGTAGTGAAGATACAAAAAACGACATTTGGTTTCTGCCACCACGTGGAAGCTCCGTTTTTTTCTGCTTCTGAGCAACTGACACATCAATTTATTCGGGAGAAGCTACGATTTCGGACACTTACGAAGAGGGGGTGAGATCAAGCCTGTCGCTTGAAATGTCTAGTTAAGCAGGATCGTCTCGGCAAGCCCAAGTGAATAGTATCCCAGGGGGATCCGACCGCTTCTGAAAATACGTCACTGCGTTCTCATACTGCGCAGTTGTTGTGCTTGAGACGAGGATTCGCGGGAGATTTTCTTTCAGCCAACCAGATCATGTAGCGATCGGTGCTGCCATCGGCATTGACGCGGCGCACGATGTTCTTGGCGTCGTCGCGGAAGAACCATTCCGAACGCTCGTCGGCGTAACGGATGCGGTAGGTGTAGCCAAGGATGTCGTAGTAGTGCCAGGTGTCGTTGCCAAGCTCGTCGGTGACGTAGGTCAGACGGATGTTTTCGTCCCACTCCAGACGCGAGTCGAAGCTGCCGTCGTCGGCCCATTCGGGGATGGCTTTGGCCTTGGCGCCGGGGCCGTCCCACTGCAGGTTCATGCCGCGCCCGGTGCGGTCGGTGCAGCGGGTGATCAGGTGATACTGGAACTGATACGACCAGACTGCGCCGTTCTCGTCCTGCGCCTGAATCAGGTCGCCATAGACGTCGTATTGGTACGCACAAAGTTGTCGCAACGGTTCGCCGTCAACGATCTGCCAGAGGTCGATAAACCGGCCTTGATCGTCGATCATCGTGCCGAGGTGCAGGTGCACCTTGCTGATGTCGTTTTCCTGGTAGGTGATCAGGTCGGAGAGCACCGAGTGTTCGCCGTGACGATACTCGTAATGCAGCATGACCCCAGCGCCGTTGCGCAGCGAAATATTGCTCAGCACATAGCGCTGGTCACGGCGGACGTAGGTTTCCTTGCGTTCGAAACCACGGCACGGCAGCAGTTGATCTTCGCTGTTGCAGTCCAGCGTGATGTTTTCGATGGCGTCGTACTGGAACAAGCCGACCTTTGGCAGTGGGTAGCTGTGGTCTCGGCCATCGGCGCCGTAGAACGTCAGGCCCTCATCCATGCAGTCGAACTCGCTGATCCAGCGGGCACCGAGTTCACTCTGATCGTAGGCGTCGAGGCGCGAGTTATAGGTGCGTGTCCATTCGATCGGGAATTGGCCGGGCAGGCTGAAATCGGTATGGTTCAGGCTTTCCGAACCGAAGGCGAAATTGATGCTGAAGTCCGTGGCGCATTCACAGGTACCTTTCTTCGGATTGGGCACAACTTTCGCCGGTGCCTGCTGGCCGTTGGACCCCAATTGACCATCGGACGCCGTGTGCTTTGCCTGATCGGTTTTGTCTGGATGGACCGCGGTGCTCTGGCCATGAGCATTGCGCTTGCGCCACACGGTCACGGCACTGGAGAGGATAAACAGCAACCAGCCTATGGAGTTCTGCACCGATTTATCGTCGACGTTGCTCAACTGAGTGCGCAGCTCCGGGCCCATCGCGCGCAGTTTTTTTGGTTTCGTCGGAGACGGTTTTTTGAAGTCATCGGGCACCAGATTTTGTGCCACGCTGTTGGCCAGGCCCTTGCCAGCCGCTTTATAAGCACTCGCGGCAGCCCCGAACACATTGCTGAATGAGGCCAGCGGATCATTCTTGAATTGATCGACTGCAGCACTTGCCTGTGCGCTGGCCGCATTCAGATCACCTTTGACATCCAGATTGCCGAAAGCCACCGCTTCGATGCCTTTGGCAATCTCGTTGATGACCTCTTCGCCGAACTTGCCAGCGTCCGCCAGGATGCCGGGCAATTTGCCTTTGGCCTGCTCAACAAAATCATCCATTTCAAGAATGGCCAAACATCAAAAGTGCAACTTTCCACAAACCATAACAAATTCTAAGCCAGGTATATCCTCAGCACTCGCTCAATACGAAGCCAAAATCGTCACTTGAGACTTGGGCAATTTCATTAAGCCGCTGGCGCAATGCAGCGGTCAGCTGCCGCTCCACTTCCCATGGATCCGACAAGGCAGCGAGTTGCGGTGCCAATTGAGGCGACATACTCATCAGCGAATGATTGAGCGAACGTGCCGTTTCAAAAGCGGCCTTCTGCACGAAGCTGATCTCGACCAATTCACCCTGCGCCTTGCGAAACTCTATCTCAGCCATCCGCGCCAGGTAGTGCTCTCGATGCGCTCGTGCTTTCTGAAAGTCCGGAGTCTGCCCTTGCGCAGGGTCAACGGGCGGCGGCGCAGCCATTTTGGTCGGCTCGGATTGAGCTGCGACGTGGCTGTACACATCACGCTGAAGCCGATCCTGTTGGTGGCGAGCAGCGACGGCAGCCTTGCTCGGATCAGCGGTATCGAGGATCAATGCTTCGGTGGCCAGCACATCGACCTGCTTGCCATTGGGCGACAGCACCAACCGGCCATTCTCTTTCAGCCAGGTGATGTAGCTCGGTGATCGGCCGATGTGCGCAGCGAAGGCGCTCTTGGATAGGTACGTGGCTGCGGTCATAAGCCCTCCTTTTCAGCGGCTTTTCAATGAATCCTTTCAAGATTTCAGTGGATTGAAATTTCAGTAAGCTGGCAGGCCTCCGACTAACACGATCGCGCGGGTTTCCGACCCCGTGTCCTTTGAAAGTCCTCAGGGTCCCCGGCGCTTTCTGGGCCACGCTCATTACGCTAATCTCCACCACTGATCCTCCAACGCATCAAGGACGAAACGTGTTCTGGAATAGAGAAAAGAAAATTCAAGTTGAGCTGACAGCTCCTATAACCATCACCCAGGCAAATTGCACAGACCCGCAAACGCCTACTTCGCTAGCTCCGGTTACGAAGGCAATAGACAAAGACTTTGCCCTGAAGCTATTGATCGGTATGGCGCTATTCCTGCAGGCAGCTCTCTTTGTCGATGGCTACCTGGAGCTCGCGGCCTACTTCGAGCAGTTCGGGATCTCGACAAGCGAGCTCGAATTGACTAACCCGACGATCTTGGCTGCGGGTTACATACACTGGTTCACCATGGTTATGGGCTGGGTTGATGACATGCCCATTGTCGGCCCGTTTCTGCAATGGTTTCCATTTGGGACCGTGGCTTTAGCTTATGTTTACATGCTTGCGCATCACGAATCGAATGGGCAATCCCTTGTTGTAAAAGGACTAATGGGAAGCTTCGCACTATTCGTAATTTTCATCTTGCCCACCATCGGGGTAAGGCATGGCGTTGACAGGGGCAGACATGACATCCGCGAAGCAGCTGGTATCGAAGTAGTGAACGGAATAAGCCAAGTACATACCATCGTAACCAAAGAAGGAGAAAGCGTTACTGGGTACCTCGTGACAGCAGATACTAAAAGCGCTTTTCTTCTCGCGAATCAGACCGTATACAAAATCGATAACCGAACAAACCGAGTGACGAGAAAAATACTGCTTCAGGCAAAAACCAAAAAAGCTCTCTAAGCATCAAGTACTGAGCACCTTACGCACTTCGTATGGAAAGACGGACATCCCTGCGCAGGTTTCAGCTAGAGAGATTCCGCGAGTTCACTAACCCGTGTAGGGGGCGGCCCTCAGGGAGGACCCGTGAAAATCTGCGCCCTACCCGGCCTACCCGGCTCATGCCTTCGGCTCGGCCTCGCTCAGGTCCAGGCGCTTGGCCACCCAGCGCTCGTACAAGCCGATGGCGACATCGGCGCCGGCCATCGCGGTCAGGCAACCCAGGGCGCCCGCCGTCCAGATCGACAAGCCCGCGCCAAACAGCAACATCATCGCTGACACGCCGCAGACGATGCAGGCACCGGACCGAAGTGCGAGCCGGCGCAGTAACGCCCAGCCCCGTGCCCCGTCCTTGTCAGCGCGCCACATCTCGCCGGACACGCCGCCAACCAATGACAGGGCAATCACCAACCAGATCGGCATCTCTGCCAGCGCCTGTTGCTCGTTCGTCATTGCCCTGCCCCTTAAACAAAAAGACCCGGCGTTATGGCCGGGTCAGGTGGTGGGTGGCCTGCCGCGCCTTGCGGTCGCACCCATCGAAGATGGCCCCTTTTTACAGCTCGATTCTGGTGGCAGCAAGGCCGTTTTAATGCCATCCGGTGAATGTGTGTCTTAGGTCCGGTGAACGGCTGGCGAATGTCGGTGAATATCTCAACCCGGCTGGCTTTTGCTTCTGTTGTTTTAGCGGCGTCCCACGCGTCCCACTTCTCTAAAACAAGGTGGGACGTCTGAAAGCCCCGCAGATTGGGGCGTTGCCCCACCGTCCTACTTTTGTTTCTCTTTTCTCGTGTATAGAGAGAAATTTAAAAAGCACGCGTGCGCGTGAACGCGCGTACCTGTGCCCACTACGCATACACGGGTGGGAGGCGAAAAAGGTGGGACGGTGGGACAGCCCAACAACGACGGGGCCTGCGCCCGTCCCATTGCTGCAAAAGCAGTAGGACGGACGCAGGTCGGTGGGACGGCGTGAGCCAAAGGGATGCCCACGATCAAGCCGCTTCCCCTAGGAGGAAGTGCTCGACCACGATGTGGGCGTCATGCAGGCGTTGGTAGTAGACGTTGCGTGAGCAACCACTGCGCGTCAGACGTGCCGCCAACGGCGCGTCAGGCTGGAAGTAATGCACCTGCACCACGGTCATCAGCTCAGGATCGAGGCGTTTCTTGACAATGCGCTCAATGTCCAGAGACGCCTCCAGCGGCACCCGGCTTCCGCGCCTGCCGCGCACCAACTGGCCACCGCTCTCCATCATCATAGCGACCATGTTGCCGCCCGAGTAACCGGCGGCCACCTCATCGCTGTGCAGCTCCTGCGCCCATTGTTTGAGGGCCATATCGATTGCCTTAATCATCGAAGCACGGCTCCTCGAACTCGTCCCGTTGCAGCGCAGGCGCCCTGCCCCAGTGCTCGGGTTTCTTGTACGCCCATGGCCGCTGACCGCTCTTGTTCAAAGCCCCCAGCCGGAAGCGTCGCCAGCCGAGCCGGTGCAGGATTGCACCGACGCGCATCTGCTCGGGCTTACCCCAATGACCTGGGTCGAGCTTGAGTGCTTGACTCATTACCTCGCTGCCGGTGGTGGTCTCACCGATCTGCGACTCTTCGAGCCAGGTCAGGATGGGCGTCTCCCATTCGTCCACCACAAAGCGTTCGTCCTGCTCCTCGCTGAACATCGGCGCTTCCTCTCGCGTGACCCACCAGAGGTCGCCCGCCTCGAAGCAGAACACCGCTTCGGCCCAAAGCTGGTCGCGGATCTCAAGCAGCAACGGCACATCGACCTTGGTACAGGCCACCGGCCAATAACGACGGTTGCCGGTGGCGTCCTTGAGGTATTCGTCCTGGTTGGTGGTACCGACGAAGACACACTGGCGTGGCACGTCCAGGGTTCTGCGGCCATAGCTTTCGCGGTATGTGTCAGTCGACGCCGAGAAGAACTGTTTGGCCTTGGTGCTCTCGGCCTTGTTGAAGCTGTCCAGCTCGCCGAGCTCGACAATCCACTTACCGCGAATCGCCTGAAAGCCGTCCTTGTCGCCAAGGGCAAATGGTGTGTCCATGAACCACTCACCGCCGAGCACGCTCATGGCGGTCGACTTACCGGCGCCTTGTACGCCTTCGAGGATCATCACCGAGTCCGCCTTGCAGCCGGGTTTCATCACGCGCGCCACGGCCGAGATCAACCAGCGTTTGCCGACCTTGGAGGTGTAGTCGGTTTCCTTCACCCCCATGACATCGGTCAGCCAACGGTCCAGGCGCGGCACACGATCCCATTCGAGCTTTTTCAGGTACTCGCGCACCGGGTGAAACGCGTGGTCGTGCGCGACGACGCTGACGGCCTCGATCACGTGCGAGGACTTCACGCGCAGGTTGTACTGCTGGGCGAGCCACTTCATCACGCGCACGTCATCGATGTCGGCCCACTCACCGGTGCCACCGCCATAGGGCGCGGCACGTAACTTGACGATCTTCGAGCTGAAGGCGCAGTAGCTGATCACCCCGGCCCAGCGTTCGTCGTGAGCCAGGATCAGTTCGACGTTCTGCATGTGTGCGATCAGGGCGCCGCTCTCGCTGCGGGCGAGCTGGTCTTTCCAGCCACCGGCGGCGGGTGGGCGGACCACGGCCAGCACTTGTCGACGCACCGCGTCGAGCCCTTCGGCGACGTGCAGGTCGTTGAAGTCAGTCCACTTGTCGTGACGCTCGACCGAGAAGATCGGCGCAACCACCTGGGCACCGACAATCAGCGCGGCGTTGCTGGCTTTCTCTTCGCCGGGGTTCCAAGCATCGCCGTTGGGCTTGGTGGTCTTCCAGTCGTCATCGCGGCAGATGATCAGCGGGCAGCCGGCAAAGCGCTCGCGCATGGCCTTGCACACGGCCAACAGGTTGCCCGCATCGAAGGCCACGGCCACGGCGAGCGACGTCGCCATGTGCAGGCTGGCGCCGGTGGCGTAACCCTCACAGACCAGCACCGGTTCGCCCGGCACCGGATGCGGACCGAGCAGGTGAAACGTGCCCTCCTTCGCCATCCCGTAGGGCCAGTAGGATTTGTCGCGGCCGGTGTCTTCCTGTTTGTTCGGGAAGATCACCTGCAGGCCCATGATCTGATCACGGGCGTTCTTCATTGGGACCAGCACGGCGCCGGTGCGCGGCGCGTAACGGACGTTGATGCCAACGATCTGTTTGCGGTCCAGGTAATCGCTGCGCCCGGTGGTCGGCATGCGCTCGAACAATCCCTGCGCCCTCTTCGCGGCCCGTCGCGCAGCGTTATTCGCGATTTCCGCGGCGCGGCGCTTGGCTTCTTCCTGGCGGGCGCGCATCACTTCGCGCTCTTCCGGCGACATCCGACCGGCCTTGACCTTGATCTTCTGCGTCTCGCCCGAACGCCAGTCACCGAAAGCGCCGAAGATCAGGGTGTCGCCCTTTTCCGTGCGCTGCTCGTGGACCACGTACCAGCCGTTCTTTTCCTTGCCCTTGTCCTGCGATGTCTTGCAGCGGGTCAGCTTGCCGAACACCAGCGGTTGCGCTGGCTCCAGACCGTAATCGGCGAATTGGCCCAATACCTCATCGAGCATGCTGAATCCCCCGCTCAGAGAGGGACTGGCAACTGATGCATTGCGCACAACCCGGTTGGGCCAGGCGGCGTGCTTCCGGGATCGGGTCGTCGCAGGCTTCACAGAACAGCAAAGAATGGGCAGCGCTTTCTGCTTTGGCAGCGCTGCGCGCGGCCATGGCCTGATCGATGCGTTCCTGCACCAGATCGTTGGCGAAATCGGCGATGTCAGCCACGGTCAGCACCTCGCGTCGTCTGGTTGACGTAGGTGGCGCGGTTGAACAACCCGAGCAGCCCTTGAATGCCGCGGAACACCTGCAGACGAATCGCTGCCAGTTCCTGATCAGTCACCACACCGTCACCGATGCTCTTGGCCCAGGTCTCGGCCAGATCGGCGACTTGGCGAAAGTATTCGGCGATACCAGTGGTGAGCGTCTCAGGCATGTCGTTGGTGTAAGTGTCGGCCAGTTCCTGCCAAACCGTGTCGCCGACCAGCGCATGCACCGCATCGAGAATGCGGCGATCCTTGGTCAGTTCGAGGATCTCGCCGAATTCCTGAATGTTGATGGAGTGGCTCGGGTGAGTCGGCGACAGTTTGTGTTGCAGCGTGGTCGGGTTACGGCCAGTGGTGGCTGCGATGGCAGCAGCGCCGCCCGGGTAATCGCGGGCGGCGTGGTACAGCGCTAAATCGAGCGGCAGGATTTCCCGCTGCGCCCGTTCCAGAGAACTGAGAGCGATTCGGCTCATGGCATTAATCCTAAAAGTTGCCAGTGCCGCGCGACAGGGAGTGGTGATACATTTGTCGCGTGGCTTGGTATGGCCCAAACGCCGGGAACCCTTGCAGGGGATGACCGGCACCGTGCCGGGGCGAACAATCCGTTGTTCACCCCTGGCGCAACAGCTGCCAGCTCTGTGGTAAGAACGGCAGCAACACCAAGGCTTCCGAGTCTTGGAAACGCGATGAAGGTCGGCGGCATGTGGTGTGCTCACCTTCCGACATCGCGGCCCGACCGCATTGTGGTGATGCTGTCGGGAGAAACTGGGCGACCCTTGGGTCGCCTTTTTTCTATGCAGCGTTTTCTACGCTGTGATTAGCTGGTGCCTGCATTCGCAAATATTGCCAATCAATGTCTGGCCTTAACGACTCACACGTCACTCGACTACTGCTATGTCGATCAATCGAAATGGATAAAGCTGCGTTCGCCCGACGATTGCCATAAGCGACCTGCTTTAATTGGCCGACTGAGGTATTACACCGAGAGGCAAAGGTCTTGAGCTGTGCGTCGTCTAGGATCTTTATGTATTCGAGAAGCGTCATTGCTAACCCCCTATTCCACACAAGATTAGCAACTGCTAATCCGGTCCGCAATAGCAAAACGTAATTTACATTTTGCTAACGGAGCACGGATGATTCCCTATATGAATATCTACGAAAAACGCCTCACGATTCTTAAAGCCCTGATTGGTGAAAACCAACTCAAGGACTTTGCCGGAGCGCATGCAGATGTGGACGCTTCGTACATTTCTCAGATCCTGAACGGGCACCGGACGTTGGGTGACCGGGCTGCCACGAACCTTGCTAAAAAGCTCGCAATTCCTGCTGATTTGCTTACCACGGGTACCTACTCGGCCGAGGATCAGCATCAAATCACCGCCGCTTGGATAGCTCTTGGCCTCAAGCCCCCAGTTTTGCCCCACCCCGCTTTCTTCAATGCAACCATCAACGAAACCGCCCTTAGAACCGCTGAGGAGCGAGAAGCAAGCGAGCAACGGCGCCCCGCCCCAGTGCCCGTAGTCGGAAAGGCAATGTTGGGTACTGACGGCTATTTCGACGCGCTTGAATACCCCCCTGGGCATGGCGATGGGTACTTGGAAATCATCAGTTCCGATCCCGATGCATATGGCTTGAAAGTCGTGGGAAGCAGCATGCACCCACGCATCAAAAACGGGGAGTTTGTGCTTATTGAGCCGAATCATCGTTATCAAACTGGCGATGAGGTACTCGTGCGGACCACCGACGGTAGGGCGATGGTGAAAGAGTTCATTTATCACCGGGACGGTCAACTGCGGTTCGACAGCATTAACGACAGCTACCCTCCTATCTTCTTGGAAGAAAAGCTCGTCGAAAAAATTCATTACGTAGGCGCTATTTTGAAGGCGTCAAAGTACTTGGAGATCTGAAATTTAGCATTTGCTATTGCGAAACAGATTAGCTGTTGCTAATTTGCGCTCACTCTTTCACCACAGAGCGAGCAAAGTTCATGCATACCAAAGCTACGATTCACCTGCACCCAACCATCGCTGATCCCTGCCGTATTTTCGAGGTTCGCCGTTTGGCCCGAGAAACTGGCTGCGCTTTTATCAGCACCAAGACCTTCAAAAAACGTCGCCCTCCTGCCAAAAGTTTCGACCCGAACGGCGGAGGGCGCGCGGCATGATCAAGTACAAGATCGACAACCGCACCGTGCAGTTGCTCAATGCCCAGGTCAATCTGACCGAGACCTTCAACCACATCCTGCGCACAGCACCGAAGCGTGATTGCCTGGCGTTTCGCCTCAAGGCTGAGCGCGGCACAGTGGAAAGCACTTTTGTCGTCGAACTGGGCAGCGAACGCCACACGCTGACCCTGCAAAACGACAAGAAGATGCACCTCAAACTCGCCGACTTCATCGAAGAGATTGCCAACGGTCCGTTCGACGCGAGCAACTCCTGCGACCTGATGCATCTCCCGCATGCCGATCGTCAATACGGCCGTTTTGAAGTCCAGGACAAACAGCGCGTGTTCGAACTGGTGCACACCGGCGGTGTGCTGAGTCTCGACATGGGTTTCGAGCTTCCCCTGCACGTGGCGCTGCATCGCACCCATTCGCGCCGCGGCGCCACCACCATCATGAGCATCGGCAACAAGAGCCCGCATACGCGTTGCTTCACCCTGTACGCCCCCGATGTCGAGATCTACGCAAAGCTCATTGAGTCCATCAACCACCTTGCTGCAGCGGCCACTCCTGCTGCGCATGCTGCTTGAGGAACAGTTTATGGAACGCACCCTCGCCCAAGCAGCCGCTCAACTCGGCCTCACTCGCCCCAAACTGATCGCTCTCATGCGGGAAAAAGGTTTGCTCAAGGGAAACCTGCCGGCGAACCCGAAGCGAGACAAAGCGTACCTGCGGGTCAAGGACAGTCCTTGGTATGACGAGAAACACGGAATGCAGTACAGCCAGTCGACTCGGGTGAAGCAGGCCGGTATCCGTTGGCTGGCCGAGCAGTTGGACATCAATCTTCCTGCCATACCGGCAGATCGCCGTGACGTGGCCTAGGGAGTACGCCCGCCAGATCATTGCCATGCGCACACGCGGGGAGCGCAACGCCGCGCTCCTCGAAGTGCCCGAGCATCTGCGCGAGCTGACCAGACGCCACTGCCTGAACGCCTGGAACCACCCGGCACGACAACAACGCAAGGAGGCTCGACAAGGCCATGAGTAACGCTGCACAGAATCCGCTTCGCCTGTATCCGGCGCCCGAATCGGCCACCGTCGAACTGCTCTATCGAATCTTCGGTGACGTCCTGATCCCGCTGGAAAAAGTCCGCGAGCAGTACTTTCGCAATCTCAACGAGCAGTCGTTCGTGACGGAGATCAACAGCGGCCGGATCCAGCTTCCGATCACCACGCTGGACACCAGCCGCAAGGCGCTGAAGTACGCGCACATCCGCCACGTCGCCTCGCTGATCGACATCCGCGCCTACAAAGCGGATGAAGACATGCAGCGACAGCAGGACGGCCAACGCCCTGTTGCCCCCACACCACTGACGGCCGTCACCACCGGCCAACGACAATCCCAGGAGCACACCACATGATGACCCCAATACAAATCGGTGCACTCGTCACCCTGATAGTGCTGGCCGCCCTTCTGCTCTGGGGCGGTTACATCATGGGCCGCAGCGATGGCCTGGAGACAGGCCTGCGCGAGGGTGAAGACATCCAGCGCGCCGCAAGCGCCAAAACCATCCGCGAGCTCCAGGCCTCCCTGCAGTTCGTCTGGGCCGATCACAAGCGCCTGGCACACACCTGCAAACGATTTGAAGCAGGTCCACTCTTCGGCCCGGCCGAGCACCAGACGCTGGTCGATATCGGCGAGCTGCTACGGATCGCCGCCGAGACCTTCAGCGCCTTTCGTACCGGCAAGAAGCTCGAGTGTGATGCCCGATCGCTGCGCGAACAGGTGCTTGTAATGGCTGCGCAGCTGTACCCAGGAACCGAGGGCGGCAAGGCCGCAATGCAAGCGCATTCGAAGCGCTCTGCATTTCCTAGCAAGGAGCCAGCATGAGTATTCAATTTCTTAGCCATGAGCAAGTCTGCGAACTGACCGGAGCTAAAACTAAAGCCGGTCAGATTATGGTGCTGAAGCGCAATGGCATTCGCCATACCATCAAGCGCAATGGCTGGCCTTGCGTGATTGCGTCCGCGTTGACAGGAGCAACTACAAACGCGGCAGAAACTCCAACGTGGCAGCCGCGCCTGGTGGGATGAATGGGACGAAGACCAACAAAGCCGGGGAGCATTCCTCGCCTGCGCGAGAGAAAACGCGGCAACACAACCTATTACCTTTACGACACTGGCGGGAAACCACGCAAGGAAATCCCGCTAGGTACGGATTACGGCCTGGCCATCTTAGAGTACGCAAAGCTCGAAAAAAGCCGCGTCTCTCAAGCCCTGACACAAACCGTACTTACCTTTGCTTACGTAGCCGAGCTTTATATGAATGAGGTGGTTCCCACAAAAGCCCACGCCACCCAAAAAGACAACGCGCGCGAACTCAAAAACCTTCTTCTGTTCTTCAACGACCCGCCCGCCCCTCTAGAAGCTATCGAACCGAAGCATGTCAGCCAGTACCTTCGTCACCGTGGCAAGACAGCACCTATTCGCGCGAATCGGGAGAAGGCATTACTCAGCTCCATCTGGAACTTTGCTCGCGAGAATGGCTATACATCTTTGGCAAATCCTTGCTCAGGCGTGAAAGGTAATAAAGAAACCGGTCGCGACATATATGTTGAAGACGACGTACTTGCGAGAGCCTACCGACATGCCGATCAGCCATTGAGGGACGCTTTGGACCTGTTCTACCTAACAGGCCAGAGGATCGCAGACACATTGAAGATGGATGAGCGAGACATAAAAGACGGAAAGCTCTCCGTTCAGCAAGGCAAGACCGGGGCTAAACGAAGGATCGAGATCATTGGTGAGCTCAAAGTCGTAATCGATCGAATCATGACGCGAAAGGCTGGGCACAAAATCAGATCAACACGTCTGGTAGTAATCGACTCTGGGCAGCCAATGACGACCAGCATGCTCAGAAAGCGGTTTGATGACGCCAGGGAAGCAGCCGGAATTCCAAAAGCAGAATTTCAGATGCGCGACCTAAGAGCAAAAGCGGCGACGGATAAGGAGGAGTCAACGGGGAGCATCCGAGAAGCTAGGGACCAGCTAGGACATACAACCGTTGGGATGACAGAACAGTACATCCGAATGCGCAAGGGGATGAAGGTTACCCCTACGAAGTGA